CTCGACAGCAAGACGATCACGAAGGGCGCCGAGGCTGTGTTCGAGCAGCCGGGCGAGTTGATCGAACTGCTGCGCAACCGGGCGTTCGTGTTCCAGATGGGCGCGCGGTTGCTCACCGGGCTGACCGGGCCGGTGGCGTTCCCGCGGCAGACGGGCGGCATGACGGTGTTCTGGGTCGCTGAGAACCCGGGCGCCGATGTGACCGTTTCCGATCCGGCGCTCGGGCTCGCCACGCTCGTGCCCAAGACGCTTCAGGGCAGCACCGGGTACAGCCGGCAGTTCCTCGTGCAGTCGAGCATCGACGCCGAGGCGTGGGTGCGCGATGAGTTGGCGATCGCGCACGGGCTCGCGATCGACCGCGCTGCGATCCACGGGCTCGGCGCGAACGGCGAGCCGGTCGGGATCTACAAGCAGACCGGCGTGACGCCGATCAGCTTCGGCGGCACGGTGGCGAACTACGGCAAGCTCGTGGACATGCAGACCGCGGTCGCCAACGCGAACGCGCTCGCCGGAACGATGGGTTACATGACGTGCCCGACCGCGGCCGGCAAGCTGAAGCAGAATCTCGATTTCTCGGCGTCGGCGGCTGGCCGTCCGATCTGGACGGGTCGATTCGATGAGGGCGAGGTTTCGGGTTACCGGGCGTATGCCACGAATCAGGTTTCATCCACGATGAGCACGGACGAGGCCACGGGCGGCTCGCAGCTTGGCGTCGTGTTCGGCAACTGGATGGATCTCATCGTCGCGCTGTTCGCGAGCATGGAGATCATCGTTGACCCGTACACGCTCAAGAAGCGCGGCGTGATCGAGGTCACGAGCTTCCAGATGTGCGACGAACTGATCCGGCACCCCGAATCGTTCTCGAAGGCCAACGGCGCGACGTAAACCCCGAGGCTGAAGGAGGGCGATCACATGGTTGTCGAGCAGTTCGAGAAGGCCGGCGGCAAGCCGGTGAAGGTGAAGTGCATCGGACACTTCGGCATCGCGGTGAGCGGTACGAACCGCTACCCGGGCGACGTGTTCGAGACGGACGAATACACGGCTCGCGTGTACGTGCGCATGGGCCGGCTGGCGTTCGTGGTCGAGGAAACCCCCGCGCCTTCGGATCCCGCCCCGAAGGCGACCGAGCCCGGTGCCGGCGAAGATGCCGGCGCCGGGCCGCCGGAGCCGGCGAAGCCCGGGCGCAGGCGCGGGTCGAACGACGAGTGAACGTGTTGGGGGGCGCGGCGAAATAGTCGGGGACTGGTGCCCCGATGAAATAGCCGCGTCACCCGCCTACACAGAAACGGAGGCATGCAATGCCCGGTGCAAGCAACGCGGCGGCGTTGTTCCAGTCGATCGGAAGCCCGGTCGCGCCACTGTGCCCGCCGCAGGTGATCACGGGAACATTCACGGGTGCCGCTGTCGATACGCTCGACTTCGACGGGCTTCTGCACATCGTGCAGATGACCGGCGCCGTCGCGGGTGCCGGCACGGTGACGGGCAAGATCCAGTCGAGCGCCGATGGTTCAACGAACTGGGTCGATGTTTCCGGCGCGGCGCTCGCGATCGTGAGCACGGCGAATCAGGTCGGGTTGATCACGCTCGATCTTCAGTCGTGCCAGCGTTTCATTCGCTACATCGGCACGGAGACGGGCACGAGCATTGGCGTGAGCGTTTCCGGAACCGGCGTCAAGAAGGTGCGGTGACGTAGGCGATGGCTCTTGGCGACGGCGATGCTGCGGCGTTTTTCGCCGACTTCGGCGAGGACGTACAGGTGGCATCGACCGTCGCCAAGGGCATCGTTGACGATGGCGAAGAACCGATCCTCGACGCGCAGTCCGGAGAGTTCATCGGGCCGGCGACGCGGATCACGGTATGGACAAGTGATTGGCCGCCGGGCGTGCTTGTCGAGGGCGCCACGATCACGAGAGTGACGGGCGGCGCGCAGTTCAGGGTGATGCGGCAGCGACGCATTCAAGATGGGAAGCTCACCGAGGTGTTCTGTGCTGCGAAGTGACGGGGGTGGATGTGCCCGAGCAGGCGCTCGAAAACCTCATGCTGGCCGCGTTGCAGGCCGAGCTTGAAAAGATCGGAACCGCGCCGGTAGGCAACTGGCTCACGGGTGCACCGCCGACGCTGAAGGTTGGGCCGCCGGGCGACAGCATGCCCGGCCCCAATCAAATGTCGATGTGGCTTCAGCACCTTGGAACGGAGTTCAGGGATGCCGATGGCGGAACCGCGACGCACCGGATCACCGCGACGTTCGGGGTGTGGGTTTGCTCGACTCACGCCGAGGATGGCATGCAGCGCGCGCTCGATCTACGAACCGATGTGCTGCGCGTCATTTTCGCGGCCGAGGGCACGTTCCAATCGGCATTCAGCGATTCGGGGATCTGGCCGGGGAGCTTCAACTTTCAGGGCGGCGAGGCATGGCTGCGCTCCGGCGCCTACATGGGCATGCAGGAGTTCCGCATCGATGCCACGGTGCCGCACGATCTCTCGCTTCTCGCGGATCCAAGCATGTTGAGCTTCGACATGGAGCGCACGTTACTGCGCATCTACCCGTTCTCGACGGCGCCCGTTGTCGAGCGCAACAGCGGCGGGTTCACGACGCAGACGGTCGAGCCGCCGGCGCTGATCCTCGAAGCGACCACGCAGGGCGCGAACAAGATCACCGAGGCGCGCATCGAGGAACTGCTCTCGGGCGATTTCCTGCTCGGGCCGAACGGCGAGCACTGGTCGCGATACACGCAAGAGATTGCATGCACGCTCACGCGAGGGGTGGCTTTCACGCAGACGGCGACCATGTATGTCGGGATCGAGATCGGCTCGATGGGGCAGAACCCGCCGTTTCCGGTCAACGCCGTGAGCGGCTTTCCACTCGCTCAGTTGCGGTGGAGCTTCGGAAACTCGCGATGGGAACTTGTGAGCAGCACCGGAGACGGGATCAATCAGATCGCGATCGTGCCGCTCACGGGGTTGCCGGCTGCGGCCACTCAGAACACGGGATCGCGGTTGCGGCTGCTCTACGATCCGTTCGCGCCGAAGCTGCAAGCGTTCGTTGACGGTGTGTTGGGCGCCGAGATCACGGATCCGTCGAAGCTACCGCAGTTCGCGAATGGGATGACTTCGGCATTGATCATGGGCGCGTTCCTGACAACTGGAACGTCAGGCGGGACCGTGCGCACGGCGTTCTGTGCCTGCCACTGCAAGACCTACAACTTCACGAAACCCGCGGCTACGCTGTGGTACTAAGGGAGGTGTGATCCATGCCCGGCCTCGGTCATAGGAGCTATCTTCAGATCGGCCCGAAAGAAACGACCTATGGAACATACATCGCGCCGACTTCCAAGCTCGAACTGATCTCGTGGGACGTGGAGCCGAACGTCTCTGTGATCCAAGATCCATCGCTGTATTCGGCGCAGTCGCGGCGCGGGCTGTTCCAAGGGCCGTATTCGGTGCGCGGCACGTTCGTGGTGCGGCTCAACTTCGAGGGGCTGCTCGAACTGTTCCGGGGGCTGTTCGGCACCTACTCCAACACGCTCGTTGAAACCGGCGTGCGCGATCACACGTTCAAGGAGGGCGCCACCCTCAACTCGTATTCGCCCGAGGTGATCATCGGCGACGTGACCACGGGCAAGTGCTTCCGTGTTCTCGGCATGAAGCTGATCAGCATGCGCGTGAGCGGCCGGGCCGGCACGGGCGACGATGCGATGCTGCAAGTCGAGTTCACCGTGCTCGCCAAGGATTACGTCTCGAACCAGACGCCAACCGGCGCGCTGGCGTTCCCCGCGGTGTTCCCGGTGCTGTATCACCAAGGCATCACGATGGACGATGGCACCGCCGATGCGGCCGCAAGCGTCCGCATCCGGTCGTTCGAGGTGACGCTCGAACAGCCGCACACCGAGGATCGGTTCTATCTCGGAAGCCTGACGATGGACGAGCCGTTGCGGCAAGACTTCCTCACCGCGCGCTGGCGGTTCGAGCAGGAGTTCACCACGCTGACGCAATGGGACGCGGCGCGCGCGTTCACGAACGGCTCGCCGCAACTCATCTTCCAGCACCCGACCACGATCGGCGCGGCGAGCAAACGCGAGTTCGAGCTTCGGTCGAACAAGTCGCAGCTTGTCGAGATGAG